AGCGGGGGCAGTGGAGCCGCCCATGATCAGGCCCTTGTGCGTCATGCGGTTAAGAACCGAGCGGATGGCGGCGGCGGTCTTGCCGGTCTCGGCCACCATGCCCGCCACGGTGGCGGTGCCTTCGGCCAGCAGGCCAAGGATCAGGGCTTCATTCTGGGTCGGTGCGGGGGTGTTGTTCAGGGTGGTCATTGTCAGTCTCCAAGGTTTGTCGCGGGTCGGTGTGTCCCGCTGGTGTAACTATAGATAACCGCCCCGATTGCGTTCGTCAACCACTTATTTCATCGTCGGATCATTTCTTTATCTGGCATGGTGCGCCCGGACTACCTGCACCTTCATGTCATAGGAATAGGGTGGGATTAACGGCATGGTTTTTCCTTTATGAAAAAAGGGGGCAGGCCGTTAAGCCCACCCCCTTCATTGCCCTTGGGAGGAACAAGTCCGCCCTCCCCACAGGACGGACCCGATCAGGTGTTGATGCCGCCGATGTTGTTGTAGACGACAGCGGCTTCCGGCTCCTCGACCACCACGGCGACACGGGCGGACAGCACCATCTTGTATACGCGGGCGCTGATGTCCTTGTCGTATTCCAGAGTGATCTGGCGCTGAATGCCCATGACGAGGTTCAGCGGGTTGGTCAGGATGCCGTGGTCGTTAGGCATCAGGTGGACCGGCTGGACAGGGACGCCGAAACCGAACACGGGGTTGAAGCCCGTGATGGTGTTGTCGCCCAGCCCGGTGGAACGTGCCGCCAGCGTATCGCGGTATTCGATTTCGTTGTCCACGGACAGGAAGTTCCGCATGGACGCACGGTCACGGTGATACTGCGGGGGCAGCGATTGCAGGCCCGACTTGAACATGGACCGCGCCACGGTGCCGCCAAGGACGTTCACCACGTTGCCGTTCGATGTCAGGTCGCTGATATAGCCATCTTCAAGTGCCAGATAGTCGTCGGTGGAGGCGCTGTCACCTTGGATCGACAGTTCCTCAAGGTCGCGGGATGCGGCCTCGACCATCAGGGTCTGGATGGTATCAACGAACCCGCCGGATGCCGGAGCGCCCGCGCCGCCGGAGCCATCGGAGTTCAGGCCGATGTTGCCGCGCTCGATGTTGTCCTCAATCACGTCATAGGGCAGGCGGACTTCGGCCACGACCTCGTCGGTGTTCAGTTGGACTTGGCTGGTGGTCGGCTTGGAGCGGTCGGTCGAACCGAGCGCCGTTGCCGATGTCCCGGCCCGGAGGATACGGGTGCCAAACTGTATTTTGTTGATGTTCCGCTGGGGAGCATTCATTTCCACCATGCGGATCACGGCCATCATCGTCGGTTGCAAGATCAGCTTGCGGATGAAGGCGTTCCCCTGCTCGGCGGTCAGGAGGCCCCCGTTGGAGGTCAGATCGCTCAGTGCGATGTCTGCCTTGCGGAGAAGTTCACGGTTATTCATGGGATTGGCCCTTTCCTTGTGTTGCGGCCTGTAGGGTTGGGCCTCAGCCCCGTTTCGTGTAGGCGGTGTCCATGAGCGGCGGAGCGCCACCCCCGGTCGCCGGTGCTTCACCTTTGCTGATCTGAACCACGTTGTCGTCGTCAGCATCGGGAGTGGTCGCCACCTGACCACCGACAGCCTTGGTCAGTCTCCCGACCGTGGCATCCTGCGCATCCAGCCGGTCAGCCAGAGGCTTCATGGCGGTTGCAATCTGAGTTCCGAGGCTCTTGGTCACGGCGTCGATCACAGCGGATGCGATTTCCTCGGTCGAAGCGCCTTTCGTCTCAGGCGTCCCGGCGGGGAGTTCTTCCAGATTGTCGGGCTTGGCCGGGGCCGCGTCAGCCGCCGGAGCGGGGTCAGCAGCCGGGGCGGCGTCCTTGGGTGCCTCAGCCGCCGGAGAAGGTGCGTCAGTGGCCTTCGGTGCTTCCGGGGTGGCAGGGGCAGGCGCGGCGTCCTTGGCCTTGTCCTCGTCGCTGTCCTTCATGTCCGCCGAAGGGTTGGGGGCCTCGCCGCCGAACACGGCGTCATGGACCTCAGCAGAGAAACCCTCGGGGGTGAAGTGCAGCGCCGTGGTGCCTTGGGGCGTCGCAGCCGCCAGCGCCTTCTCGAACTTGAACGCCTTCTCGGGCAGCGCGCCGATCAGGTCGCCCATGTATTTCTTGAAGCCGTCCACCGCAGAGTCCACAGCCTTGCCGAAGGCTTCCGGGGAGTTGGTTTCCTCAGCCATGGCGATGTTGAAGATCGTGGTGTGCAGCACGTCCATGCCGACCATCATGCCGGGCACGAAACCCTCGGCCTTGAGCGTGTCGTCAAAGTCCGTGGAGGTAGCGTCATAGAGCGACAGTTCCTTTTGCAAGTTGGCGACGGTGTAGGCAACGCCCGCGCGCTTGCCAAGGTGGACCACCTGCTCGTCGGCGGATGCCTTGGTGTCGCTGTTGCGGACAACGAACAGACCCGCGTGTTCGGTCACGTCCGCCTTGGTGCCTTCGAGCAGCATCTTGGCCACCGCCTCGGCCTTGGGCCGGGTGTCAGCAATCACGGAAGTGACAGCCGGTGCACGCGAGCCAAACATTTTCAAAAGAGTGTGGTTCATGGGAAATTCGCCTTTCTTGGTTTCGGTCCCGTCACGCTTTACGAACTTGAAGGGGGTGCGGTTTGCAGGGCGGTCCACGAGCGAGACGTGAGAAACGTCCACGTCCACCAGACGGCGGACCTTCTTTTTCTTATCTTTCTCGTGATGGGCCATTGGAGCCTTCCGTCATTCGATGCGTTTGATGTAGCGCAAGTGACAGAGGCTTCCTTCCTCGTCGGGATGCGCAGATGATAGTGAACGTGCGTTCACGGGTCAAGGCGATTATTCCTCGACAACGTAGCCCATGCCCTCGAAGGAGAAGCCGGTGATTTCGCCGTCTTTGATTTGCCGCCAAACTTCATCGTTTTCTACCTTGACTACGCCCACCCACGCGCCCGGCGCATAGTCCGGGTCACCAGCCCGCGCGATGAAACTCTCGGCCATGTAGCAGCCGTAGTCCGTCTCGTTGTCGTGGTTCAGGTCTATGGAGGTTGTGCGCCGGTTCTTCATGAAGCCATGGGCCATCTTCTCGATTTCCACGGCGGTCATGCTGTGCCCGTGCGCGTCCTCTACATCGGGGAGGTAGACTTCCGCGTATACCAGCCGCTTGTCCATATCGAACTTGCGGAACATGGCCCGGTCCTCGGCGTCCTCTTGCTTGCGGATTTCATCCAGCACCCCGGCCAAGGCCGATTGCAGGGTTTCGAGTTGGGTTGCCAGATCAGCCATGGGTGCCTCCATCTTTGAGGCACGATACCTTCCCGCGAGTTCACTGACAAGAGCGCACAAAAAAGGGGGCATATTGCCCCCCGCTATTCCATGGTTTTCGTGAACCTACGTTCACACGCCCCGGCGCTTGCGCATGACCTCTGCATCCATTGCCCTGAACCGGGCGTCGGCTTCCAGATCAGCGGGCGGCTTTTCCGCCTGAGTGCGCTTGCACACAGAGCAGGTTTCCCCCTCCGGGCGCGGGGTCATTGCGCACAGAGCGCAGGTAAGAGAGCCGGTCATTCACACGCCCCAATCAGGATGCCCCGGCCACACATGGAACTTGGTATGTTCGGCCTCGTTCATAAACCCCCAGATGAAACATGAAGGGTCGTCCCATTCCTCTTGCCACAGATACCGGCATTTGCAGATCATACCCCTCACGGCCAGAACTTGGAACGTGACAGGTGATTGCCCCGGTGGCTCATAGACACCACTGTCACCGACCGTAGGGGGCGTCATACCCTTGGCGGCAGCGGTGGTGAGGTCTTGAAGGTTCATGCGGTCCCGCTCCTGACGGGCCTTTGATATGCGCTCCATACCCTCAAGCGTTCTGACGGCGTTCTTCATTGATATGGTTCCTCTTGTTTCGTGCCCAGACGCGGGCGTTATCGTAGTCGGCGGTGGATCAGGGCGTCCCCTTCTTCCAGCACTCCGGGCCGAAGCCCCGTGCGAGGCTGTCCGGGTCCGTGAGCGCGCGGCCACACTTCGCACATTTGCCCTCGTGCCATACTTGCAGGGTGGAGGGCAGACGCCCTTCCATCAGATTGCCCAGCGTCCATTCCAGAGCGGTCAGGGCATTGCCCAGCGGCTTGGACTTCTTCGACGTGCGAAGGGTGTTCTTGGAGAAGTAGGCCAGATAGTTGAAGCCCCCTTCGGCGTCTGTGTTGCGCCGCGCCTTGATGAAGAACAGGTCGCCTTTATCCTTGGCCTTGGTGACCTTGAACGTGATGTGATCGCCGGTCTTGAGGGAGCGCAGGGTGAAGGTGGCCTTGCCGCCGAAGATGAAGGACAGGGCAGACTTGGCTTCCGTGAGTTGCGCGGTGCCCACCGGGGGCATGGCTTGCGCGACTTCGGAAAGTTCGTCCGGGGTGAGGATGTTTTCAATAACCTGCATCAGACCGCCTCCACCAGAACGTGACCAATCAGCGAACCGGGTTCGCCGGTGGTGCCATTGATGTAATGGATGATGTTGCGTTCGCGGCCCGTGATGGTGAGCGGGGCGTCGATCAGATCGAGGCGGGTGCCCTTGCTGGCGCGGACCATTACGGTGTCGCCATCTTTGAAGGATTTAATACGCTTTGCCATGTTCAGTCTCCAAGGTTGGTTCGTTGTGGTATCCCATAGATACGCCCCGCCTTGCGTTTGTCAACCATCTTTTTCAGTAGGGCAGGATTTCCCCCGGTGCCAGCACCCGGTCCCACGCGGTGCCTTCTTGGAACAGGCTCAGTTGTGACGAGAACTTGATCCCCCGGCTCCGCTTGCGCATGGTCCAGAGCGCCGCCTGTATCGCACAAGGTGAAACCTCGACACGCCGTGAGAGGCCCAGAATAGCACCAGATCATCCTCGCCTATATCCCGGTGAGCGCGCAAGTCGTGAACGCGGTGGATCATGGCAGGGCCTCCGAAGATGCGATAGGCCCGCGAGTATTCGTCACCCCTGAACCCTATGTAGTGAACCGCCCTCATAGGTAGCCCCTCCCCTGATCGCGCACGTGGCCCCCAGAGTGCAGGAGCGGCTTGTCTATGCGGTTCATTCGGATTGCGCGGGCAATGGGGGCCAGCCATCGGATGTTGGCCTTCTCGACCTGCTCACGGCGTTCTGGGGAGAACCCCTGCACGCGGGCGACCACGCGCTCGTAGCCGGGCGAGCCATCGGGCAGGTCTTGGACCGCCCCGTATATGATACAGAGCGATGCCAGCGACGATATGGGAAAGAGCGACATTACAGCGCCTCCGCGCCCTTGGTGCACAGGCCCTTGGCATAGGCGCGCAAGCCCGCGTTCTGTTCCAGTTCAATCACCACGCCCGTGGCAGTCCATGCTAGGCGCTTTTGCAGAACCTCCACGACCGTGGGCAGGGCAACGGTTTCGGGAAAAGTCAGGCCCATGTCGAAGGCCAGATCAGCGAGGCGGTCAGCGAGGGGGGAACGTGCAGTCATAGGAAGTCCTCCAAGGTTGCGCGGTATTGCGCTGGTGTATCCCCTAGATAAACGCCCTTTATCCGTTTGTCAACGGCCTTGTGACAGATAAAGTGAACGCAAGTTCACCGGCTTGGTCTTGGGGCCGGGATAAGATATGGTAAGGCACGCAACAGAAGGAGGCCAGTATGGCACGGCGTATTCGTGAAGTGAGTGTACAAGAGCAGGCGAACCCCGAACCCATCGTGGCGCGGACCGTTCGCCAGTCGGCAGGTGGACCCATCGTCCACGTGCAAGACGAGAAGTCCAAGGACAAGTGATCAGTCGGGGCGGAGGACTTCTGACACGTCTCTCCGCCCCCTCGCCATCCGCCGCTCGAACACCATCCGGCGGCGCTCTACCTCCCCCTCAATCAGACCCCTGATCAGGCGTGCGCTGTACCGTGGCGAGTAGCCCCCGGCGCGACACTTCTGATATATCGGAAACATTTCGGACACGGATATGCCAAGGGGTTCCTCTTGGATCATCCGGCGCACTTCTATGGGAAGGCGGTCATACAGGGACATCTGCGACCGCATGAACTGGTGCGTCTTTTCGCTCACCATCAGATCATGTCCTTCTTCACCGCCAGCCACTCGGGCACCAGCACCTTCACCATCCCGTAGCCAAGATCGGTGGTCTGGATTTCCGCCTTGGGGAGCCAGAACTCCCCGCCGGTCTGATACTTGGCTTCATCCACTTCCAGAAGGATAGCCGCATCCGTCTCCCGAATGATCCAGCCTTCGATGTCCACAAATCCACGAGGGGCCATGCTGTCGTCTCCTGTAAACAAGAACGCCCGCTCGCCCCTTGGAGGAAGCAAGCGGGCGCGACCGTCCATCTTGCGATGAAGGTCAGCCGCCGGGCACCACCCCAGCGACCTCTACCTCGTCACCCTTTCACGGGCTGTTTCGTTTGTCCATCGGCGGCGATGGTAACCTCCGCGTCGGGGGTGTATTGCGGTTCGGATGCAGCGGCCCCGGACGCCGCCTTAGCGGGCTTCTCAGAGGCTTGACCCTTCATGGCCTGTGCAGTGGCCTGTTGAACGATGAAGGCACTGAGCAGGCTTCTTTTGAGGGTGGACGTGGAAGGTATCCACCCACTGCCCGCCCACTTCTCAAGGTTGATGTCGTAGCCGGTCAGGTAACTGTGCGTGATCACCGCCTTGTAGGTCTTGCCGGAGTACACGTATTGGAACGTGAACTGCGATACCGTCGCCTGTGCGGTGCCCATCGTCGGAGCCTCGGGCGCGGGGCTGGCACTGATCGGGGCACCAGACACCGGACCCCCCAGCGTCAGTTCCTCGGGGTTCACGGGCTTGAGCAGGCCGGTGCCGAAGGCAACGGGCGGGGGGCTTTCTTCATGGTCAGGCATGTTCGATCCTTTCAGGGTTCAGGAGGGGTTCCGTGATTTCGTGCACGCGGTCAGCCTGTATCGACTTGGTGACCTCAAGACGAGACAGACGCCCACCAGTCATGTGGTCAATCAAGGATGCGCCGCAGTCGGTAGGTGTTGAACAGGTAGCATATCTCGTTGTCCGTGGCGGATAGGGCCTTGAGGCGCTTGTGCAGCTTACAGCGCGTGGCGATGCGCTTGTGCAGGGGGAGGCGTCTCAGGGCCGCTTTCAGGGGCGGGGTGAGGCTGTAGGTCATTGGTAAGGCTCCGCGTGCTTGCTCCCAACGGGAGGCGCTATCTTGCTGGCATGGAACCAGACGACTTCGCCGGTGTACGCGTCGATAAACCGATGGTGGCGTTCTGACAGCATCTTGAGCCAGAGGGCGTTACGATACATTGCAGCGTCCTGTTCGGTGGCGACGGGCTTATCCCCGCCCCACCCGTAGCCGTAGGCACTATGTTGATACACCAGCCGGGTCATGGGGTGTTCCTCTCGTGCTGGCCTATCTGCTCCCACCATGCGGCGGACAGCGCCGCCATCAGGCGATAGTGGCCGGTCAGGTCAACATATTGCCGGGATACCTTCTGAGCCTCGTAGGGCTTGTCCCGCTCGTATTGCTCGGACATGCGCTGGATGCAGTCGTAGGCGTCCCCGGTGGATAGGCCGATAGCGCGGGCGTGATCCACGCCCACCTCCCGAACATCGGAGGGCAGGAGCCGCCCCATGAAGGCCATGCAATCGGCGGTCATGCCACGATGCGCCCTTCGGCGCGGGCCTTATCTGCATACTCGGACATCGGCTTGTCGCCCTTGAAGTGCAGGTCGCGTTCAATAGTCAGGCCCCACGGGCCTTTGAGAGAGGCCAGTTCGGCCATCGAGACATAGCCAAGTTCGGGGGAGCCATGACCCAGATCACAGAGACCGAACATGGTATCCTCTCCGTCGAAGTCCGTGATCAGCCATGTGGCCGCGCCCCACGGGCAGAAGAACTTGACCACCGGCTTCTGATTGGAGCCATCGCCGGTTTCTGAAACTTCGGCATGGTTCTTGAGCAAGGTGCGCTTCTGAGCGGTGGTAAACGGTTTCTGTTTCATCTGATAATCTCCAAAGTTTGAGCGGTGGTGGTGGTGGTGGTGGTGGTGGGGC